AAATACTTATGATTTTTTGACAATAGAAGTTGAGTATGTTACAATAAGAACATACAAAGTATATGTAGCTTGTAAAGTAGTAGACTTTAAAGATAAAGAATATACAAAAGCTATTGAGTTTAATTTTTCATGGGATATTAAAGGAACAAATGAAAGTAATTTTAATCAATTAAAATATAAAATTGATAGGTCAATTTTAAAATTTTTTAAGAAAGAGGTGTTATAAATGACAAGACAAGAATTTTTAACTAAAATTGCATCTATAGTAGTAGCTGAAAACAATAAAAGAGGAAAACCACTTTTTCCAAGTGTAGTAATAGCACAGGCATTATGTGAAAGTGCATGGGGACAAAGTCAAATAATGATAAAAGCAAATGCAGTTTTTGGGATTAAATGTGGTAGCAATTGGAACGGAAAATATTACAATGCAAAAACTAAAGAATGTTATGATGGAAAAAATTATGTAAACATTAGAGATAATTTCCGTGCTTATGATAGTTTAGAGGAAAGTGTAAAAGATTATTTTGATTTAATATGTAAAAGTTCAAGATATAGACCCGCTTTAGTTACAGAAACACCTCTTGCCTGTATATCTGCAATAAAAAATGGTGGTTATGCTACATCTCCATCATATGTAACTACTATTATGTCTATAATAAGAAGTAATAATTTAACAAAATATGATAGTTTAAAAGAAACACCACAAATAAAAAGTGATTATATTGTAGGGCATGTATATACCACAAAAGTAAATTTAAATGTAAGAACAGGTGCGGGGACAAATTATAGAAAAAAAGATTTTGATGAATTAACATTCAATGCACAACAACATGCATATAAAAGAACTGGAGTATTGAAAAAAGGAACAAAAGTTACTTGTAAAGATATAATAACAAATGATAATGAGATATGGTTCAAAATTCCAAGTGGTTTTATATGTGCAAATTATAAAGGAAAGGAATATATAAAATAATGGCAACAGTAACAATACCAAATTCGCCAGTACATAGTGATACAATATTAACTGCAGTTTATGGTGAAACAGGTTCAAATTGGGCAAGGTTTCATACTGGAACAGATTTTGCACCTACAGGAAGTACACCATCAAATCCACCTTTATTTTCTGTATGTACTGGTGAAGTAGTAAGGGTTGTATATGATGGAACTTTAGGAAATCAGATACAGATAAAAGATGATAGTACAGGAAATTATTGGAGATATTGTCACATGCAAAGTGCAAGTCCATTATCTGTTGGTGATAGAGTAAACACAGGAATTCAAGTAGGAATAATGGGAGCAACAGGAAATGTTACAGGAATTCACTTGCATTTAGAACTTTCTACTACAATGGCATGGAATTATGATACTTTTTTAAATCCATCTACAGCTTTAGGTATACCAAATGAAAGAGGTACAATTGTAAAATATGATGGTAGCAGTCCATTTCCAACAGCAAGTTGGATTTACAAAGATGAATATTTAAACGAATCAGAAAAAGAAAATAATGCAATATGTGTTATAAATTATTATAGAAATTTAGGAATAAATGATAAAACAATAGCAGGAATTTTAGGAAATATGGACGCAGAAAGTACAATTGAACCTATTTTAAATGAAAGAGGTCGGAGGGGGTCGGATATGGTTTAGTACAATGGACACCAAAAAGTGTTCTAGAAAATCATTGTTCTACTTTAGGCATTTCACCTTATACAGATGGTGATATACAATGCGAATGTATATTAAATGAAATAAAAGGGACACCATCTTCTATAAATGAATGGTATACTACTCAAGCTTTTATTTCAAATTATTATAATAGTGGGGCATCTTCTGATATGATAGGAATTACAGGACAACAGTTTTTAGACAATTCAATGAATTGGAATTCAGACAAACTTGCAATAATGTTTATGTCTGGTTATGAAAGACCATCATACGATCCTAATATAAATCATTTTCAATTAAGAATGAATAATGCTATAAAATGGTATCAATTTATGCAAGGATATATACCACCTACACCACAAATTTTAACAAAAAAGAAATTTCCATGGGTATTATATGCAAGAAAATTTAGAAATAATCGTTGACAAATATTTTAAAATAGTATATAATTTATACAGCTTTCATATATTATCATTATTGTAGGATTTAATACTTATCCCAAATTTCAAGAGTAATTGTAAAATTACTCTTTTTATATTGACTTTTTTTTAAAAATGTGCTTAAATAAAATTAAAGTTTACATAAGAAAGAGAGGTAATATATAATGAATGATATTATCCAGCTTATTACCAATAACGGGATTGGTATTGTATGTGTAGCATATCTTATATATTTTCAGAGCACGACAATGAAAAGTATGCTTGAAGCATTAAACAGTATCAATAATAGATTGTCCGTTATTGAAGATAAATTAGAAAGAAAGGGGGATAATTAAATGCGATTAAGTAAAGAAGAATTATCTGCTAAAATCAACGATTTAGATATTGATGAAGAAGTGAAAGTCTCTTTATTAGAAGATATTGCAGATAGTGTTGATGTTGAAAGTGTACCTGAAGAAAACGGAGAACTTGAAGAACTAAAAATAAAATATGAATCTTTAAGAGAAAAATACAAAGAAAGATTTTTAAAAGGTTCTGAAGAAGTTGAAGAAAAAGAAGATGAAGAAAAAGAAGATGAAGAATTACAAGAAGAAGAAGTTATTGATATAAAAGAAATTTAATAGAAAAGGAGTTTTTAAATTATGAGTAGAAAATCAGTTTCACAGGGTAATTTGAATGTAACAAATAGTGCAGAATTATTAAGTTATGTTATAAATCAAACACCTGTATTAAAAGAAAATATTGATTTACCAGTTCAAGGTGAAAGTATAAATGGAATTGGTAAAATTATAATGAAAAATGTAGTTTACAAAAATGCATTTTTAAATACAATAAACCTTATAGGGTTAACAGTAATCACAAGAAATCATTGGGAAAATCCATGGAAAACTTTTACAGATAAAGGTCAATTATCATGGGGACAACAAGTAAGAGAAGTTATAACAGATATTGCAAATGTATATGATTATAACGAATATGTAAATAGACCACATGATTTTATTAAAACAGAAGTTCCAAATGTTTTAAGTTATTTACATGAAATAAATTATCAAAAATTTTATAAAACTACTACATCAGATGAACAAATGGCAATGGCATTTCAAACCGAGGATTTATTCTCATTAATAGATGATATAGTAAACAGTTTATATGAGGGATATGAATATGATTTATATTTAGTATCTAAATATATGTTAGCAAGAAGAATTTTAGATGGTACAGTTACAGCAGTACAAATTGAAAATTTTGCAAATTTAACTGATAGAGATGTAGTTGCATTTATAAAAGGATATTCAAATGATATGACATTTAGAAGTCCAAAATTCAATCCAGCAGGTTTAAGAAAAGCTACAGCATTTGAGGACCAATTTGCAATAGTATCTACAAAATTTGATGCTAAATTTACAACAAATGTTTTAGCTACTTCATATTTTAGAAGTGATGCTGAAATGAAAGCAAATATGGAATTAGTTGATGGATTCGGAAATTTTGATGAACCACGTTTAGCAGAAATATTTGCTAAAAGAGATGATAACGGAGATGTAATTGCAAATGAATATGTAGATGGATATGTTCCATTAACATCTGCTGAAAAAACAGCTCTTGCAGAAATACCAGTTGCAATAGTAGGTCGTGACTTTTTCCAAAATTATAATTATGCATTTGATAACGCATCACCTACAAGAAAAACAGAATTCTTTAACCCACAAACATTAAGAACAAATCACTGGTTACATACATGGAATGCAATTTCTAGTTCACCATTTGAAAATGCAGTTGTATTTACTACAACAGCTCAAGCAGTTTCAAGTGTTACAGTATCACCAAGTACAGCAACAGTAAGTAAAGGACAAAATCTTGAACTTACAGCAACAGTTGTTACAACAGGTTTTGCAAATAAAGCAGTTTACTGGAGTGTAGATTCTACAGCTTATGCAGACGGTGTAAGAATTTCTGATGGTGGTAAATTAATAATACCAGCTGATGCTACTGTTGAATCAGTTACAGTTACAGCTACATCAATATTTGATAATACAAAAACAGGAACAGCAACAATTACAGTTGCATAGCCTATTTTAAAAAGGTGCAACAATTAACGGTTGCACCTTATTTTTAAAGAAAGGAGAAAAAGTATGCAGAGAAAACTTGTAAATAGTCAATTATGTAATTGGAAAACTTACGAAATGTATAAAAGACAATTACTTACACTTGCTGAAAATGTTTTTGAATTTGAAAATTTACCCGAATATATTGACACAGCATTTTTAAATAAAACATTACTACGTAAAGGTTCTATTGCATTTTTTAAAGATGAAGTAATGGGGCTTATAGCTTTACCTTATACTGTTGTTGGAACACTAGATATTTACGGACGTCCAAAAAAGATTATTGCAACAGCTCCAAATGGTTCATATAGAAAAACTTTAAATTATGGTGAATTTGTAATTATGTATGATAATAACGGTAGATATCCAATATATTTAGATATTTTACAATATGCAGAACGCTTACGGTATGCAACAAAGAGTAATGGACATTAACATACAACAACAAAAAACACCAAGATTTTGGAAAACAAAAGCTGAAAAAGAAAAATCTGTAAAAGATATTGTAAATAATGTAGATGCAAATGAAAACATTGTAATAACTTATGATAATATAGATTTAGATGATACAACATTAGTTTTACAACCAGCTCCATATATTGCAGATAAAGTTGATTTAAATAAAGATAAAATATATAATGAGTTTTTACGATTAATAGGCATTGCAAATTTATCTTTTGAGAAAAAAGAACGTAATATAAAAGATGAAATACAAGCAATGCAAGGTGGAACAATTGCAAGTAGATTTTCAAGATTCGAACCAAGAAAAAAAGCTATTGATATGATAAATAAAAAATTTGAATCTAATATTGAAGTAAAATATTATGATGGAATTCCTAGTTCTTTAAAAGATTTTGAAGATGAAGAAAATGAAATGGAGGTTGATGACAATGTGGAATGATTATTTTTATTACGGTTTTATGCCTTTTATTCCTATTATGAATGAAAAGCCCCCTACAATATATAGTTTATTACAGTCAATAGTAAATTATGGTAAAGATGAACAGACTAAAATAAAAGATTTAGCTAGCGAGGGTCGAACTACTATTTTTGATTTTGATTATCCTTTATCTAGTAAAATAACAAAAGAAGAATTTGAAACAATAATATTAAATCATTTTCTTATGCGAAGAATTGGTTTTGATACATTGACAGCTTTTAAAATACAATTAAATGTAAAACTAAATGAGATAATGCCAATGTATAATAAATTAATTGATTTATTATATAAAAATATAGATTTAGGAGAAATTACTGAAAAAACTGGAACAGATAATAGAACAGTTGATAATACAACATCTAATTCTTTATCTAATACTTCAAATACTACACATCAAAATATATCAGATAGAAGAAATAGTAATACACCTCAAAATCAATTGGATAATATAAGAAATGGAAAATATGTCACAGAATATAATTATGATACGGATAATTCTACAAATCAAGATACATCATCTACTACAGGAAGTTCTGAAAGTAATACAGAAGATAATAATATATATCAAGAAACAACAAAAAGAGTAAATTTACTTGATGAATATATAAAAGTAAATGAAGAAATAAAAAATATATATACAATGATATTTAAAGATTTAGAATGTCTTTTTTATCAATTAGTATAGGATAGGAGAAATTATGAATAAATTTGAATTTAATAGATTATGTCCATTTAAATGGTTTGTTTTAGAAAATTTCCCATTTATTGAGGCTGATTTTGATGCAATTACAAATTATCAATTATATTGTAAAGTTGTTGAATATTTAAACAAAGTAATTGAAAATAATAATGCTATTGGAATTCAAACTGAAAATTTAACAAATGCTTTTATTGAATTACAAGATTATGTAAATAATTATTTTGAAAATTTAGATGTTCAAGATGAAATTAATAACAAATTAGATGATATGGTAGAAAGTGGAACATTACAAGAAATAATTGCAGATTACTTAAATAGCAAAGCAATTTTTGGTTTTGATACTGTAAATGATATGAAAAATTCTACTAATTTAATTGATGGAAGTTATGCACAAACTTTAGGATATTATTCAAAAAATGATGGTGGAAAAGCCTTATATAAAATAAGAACAATAACAAATGATGATATAATAGATAATTCTTTAATTATACCATTATCAAATAATTCTCTAATTGCTGAATTAATTTATAATAATATTATTAATCCTTTATCTTTAGGAGCAAAAGCAAATGGTTTAGATGATGATTCTCAAATTATATCTAAATGTATAGATATAGGTGCAATAATAGATGGTCAAAATAAAACTTATAAAGCAGATATTATTATAAATAAATCAAATATAGAATTAACTAATTTTAAAATTTTAGGTATGATTACAATCTCAAATAATTTAAGTTTTGTAAATATTAATAATAGTGAAATTGATGCAACAGGGAAAAACTATGGAATAACAGCCACAGATAATGTAACAAAATTATATATTGATAATTGTTATATACATAATGCAGAATTAGTAGGTTTAAATTTAATTAATGCCTGGGATAATGTATTAACAAGAATCAGTTTATCTTCAAATAAAAAAGGATTATATGTTACAGCTTTTAATCACGGTGTTTTTCAAGGCACAGCCTATGGAAATGAAATAGGTCTTGATTTTCACGATGGTTCAGCAATGCAAGTAAATGCAACAGCACAAGAAAATAAAAAAACAGGTGTAAATGTGACAACAGTGCATGGTTCTACATTTGAATTATATTTAGAACAAAATGGATATGAGGGCACAACATTTAAAGAGCAATCACAATTATTAGTTGGTGATAATGGCGCAAGATGTTTAGGAACTACTTTTAATATTTATGCAATGGGTGGAAGTAATAGTGAGATGGAGTCACATTTCGGAGCTACTTTTTTATCTGCTATTAGTTGTATTATTACGGGAAGATTTGAAAGACATATAGATTCAGGAATTAGAATTGGTTCTAGTGTTATAAACTGTCAATGTAATGTAATAGATGTTAACCATACTAATTATGGATATGATGATAATTTACAACAATTTATCTATAAAATAGGTGATAAATTAGTAAATACAAGTCATAATATACCTGAAACAATAAAACTATTATATACAATTAGAAGTAGTACACCATTATTAACATCAATTGAACACCCTTCATCATCTACTACTATAATAAGAGCTAAAGATATTGAAGGAAACACACCTACAAATATAAATGCTGAAGTATATGGAATAGTTCCAAGTATTATAACTACTTTATAATATTAAAGAGGGTAAATACCCTCTTTTAATTTATTGTATTATTTAAACTAAAATCACCTAAATTAGAATGGTCATGCCATATTGTTACCCCTCTACGACAAGCACCGTTTATTTCTTCCATATATTTAGATGGTACATCTCCATAACCTATACTTTCATTTGAACCTATTTCTATATAGTTCCAATATCTACGACCTGTCAAATGTGGGTTATCTATCTTTTTAATTGCATATCCATATCTTGTAAAATAATCATCTATAATTTTTAAATATTCTGTTTTAGCTCTCATTCTTCTAAAATAAAATGTATTTTTTCCTGATGAAAAATTAACATCTCCTGTATTATTGCCCCCTGTTATTGATGGTAATAATGTAGCTTGATAAAATTGACCTATTGTATTTGCTACTGTTCCAGCTAATGTTGCTACACCTGCTCCAATATTTCCAGTAGCAGTTGCAGTAATTCCGCCCACTCCAGCCGTTATTAAATTAGTTGCAATATTAACTCCATTTTGTGTTATCCAATTTGTAAAACTATCTGCAGACCAACCACAAGTTGGATATTTAGCAAGTGGTAAAGATTCATCATAATTTGATGCTACATTTTTATAATTAAGAGGTGTACATCTTACAGAACCACCAATAGATATTGCCATTTCAATATTAAATCTCACAGAGTTTGTAAAATCTTCAATTCTATAAATATTATGATTTCCAACATTATTGCTTACAAATAAATAATTATATGGATATACTTTACACTTATTATTTTTTGGAGTATAATCTGAAAAATTATATAAACTATAAAACATTGCACCCAAATTAAATTCAATTATTTTACTTGATGATGTTTGAGTTGTTGTATAAAAAGTATATGTAGTTCCGTTATATTCATCATTCCAAGTAACTAATTCTTTACTTCCTATCATATCTCTAGGAATTATAAACATACTTTGTACATCTCCTATATGTCCTTGATTATTTGTATGTTGTAAAAATAATCTAACAGCAGCATCACTTGTAAATAAATAAATTACCCCACCCCATAAATTATTATTATATCTAGAAACTGGATAATAATTACCAGATAAATAGGGATTCCATGTTGACATAATTACATAATATATACTACTTAAACCACTATATTCTATATATTCTTCTTCTACTACATCACCAACATTTAAATTTTCATCTACTGTATTAATACCTATTGCATCATTTAAAACGTGTTGTCTATTTATAAAACAATCCTTTTTTGTCCATTTATCATACCAAGTTGACCAACTATCAACACTATATTTTATTTCTGTATTTTCTTCACCTTGATATATTACATCATCAATAAATGCAAAAAACCATTTGTTTGAATAATCTTTATTTTGAAAAGCTATATAATTAGCTTGTAAACATTGAGAATATGTAAAATTAGTAAATATATTTCCAGTATTTCTTATAAATGAATAGTCATCAGATTCTGCAATTAAATGTTCTTGACTTCTACATAATGTTAGCATATCATTTTCTGTATAACTTAATACATTTACATATTCTTTATCTAATTTAATTCCTTTACATAAAATTATTCTACTTTTTAATTCCATCTTATCATCTCCTAATACTAAAATCTATTACTTGTTTAAAATCAGTTCCACATAAATCACTTGCATAAAATATTTTGTTTTCTTTAAAAGTCATAAATAATTCTTTTAACTTATCACTTTTAATTGATATATTATAAATATCTCTTTGCCATAATTCTGATACTTTTATTGTATCTGAAAAAACAATAATATCATTTATAAATTCTTTATAGTGAGGTCTAATAAACCAGCACAATTCTTTTGTTTTTCTGTCCATTAAATATTCTGATAAAAACCTAAAATTCTGATATTGAAATCCAAATCTATATAAAACTTTATATTCTTTATAACTTTTTGGTAAATGTGGCTGTGGTGATGTTTCCCATGCACCTGTGTTTATCATTTCTGCATTTGAACCAATTGTTCCAGAACTTTGACCAGTTGACTTGCAATATTCTATTGCAATTTTTATTTTTTCATCATTTACACCATTTATTATTACTTCTTTTATAGTTCCTTGTTTTTGAGAACTAATAACTTCATGTAAACCCCAGTCATAAATATATGGACATACTCTTGAAATAGTATTTCCAACAAGCCACATTCTTGTTGTAAGTCTTTTTCTATCTACTGTTGCATAAAAATTCATCAATTTATTACTTTCATTTGCCATATATATTGACCTTGACATAAATTCTTCAAATATAATATCATCTACATCTAAATAACTTGCACCTGCATAATTTTGTTCTGTTGAAAGTGCTACTACATACCCTATTTTGTCAAATCTTTTTACTTTTCCTGATTCATTATCATAAATAGATAAATATAAACACTTTCTATATAATGTTATACAATTAAATTTTCCATTTGTCAATTTTTGAACATCTACATCTTGAAAATATTGTTCAATTTTTTCTGATGTTATTTCTTCTTTCCATCTTCTCATTAGAATAAATCTACGACCCGTTTTTAAATATTTTTCTACAGCTTTTTTATGTTTTACTTGATATGATTTACCATTTGACCTTTCACCATATATTATATTAAATCTTGCCCCGTAATTTATCTATATTATCCAAATTATAATGAATTTTTTTACTACTCATTATCATCATTCCTTAAATATAATCTTGCTAATTCATTTTCAATTTCTTCTTTGACTTTTATAATATTCTCTGTTGTTGTCTTATTATTTAAAACATTCTGCCTACTTATTTTTAGTTTCTTACAGATTCTTGTTACTTTTATTTTTGAAAAGTTCTTTATATATTTATAATTTTTTTCTCTTTCTTTGTCCATTTCATCACTCCTTAAAAATTGCTCTTTTTGAACTTTCATCACTTATTAAACTTGCATATTCTTCTGATTTTCCTAATTCATAAGTTGTTGGAATAAGTGAACAAGCAAATTTATCTATTACTTTTAGTTTTTTTCCTTTATAATCAGTAAGCTCAAAAGGTTGCATTTCATCATTATATACTAATAAATTTTTATTTGTATATTTAAAATCAAAAACAAAATTATCTTTAAATTCTTCTAAACTTTTTAAAGCCTTTGCACCTTGTTTTGGAACTCCAGCAACAGTTATATGTATATCACCGTATTTTTTATCTGTATATGCATATTTTTTTGCACCTTGTGTTATAAATTCTTTATATTCTGCATCATGGTCAAATACACCCAACATTCTTTCAATTCCTTTTTTATCTTTTGGTTTAAATCTTTCTATTGGTATATCTAAATCTTTACTTGCTTTTTCTACTATTTTTTCTACTTTTTTATTATAATTATTTATTACTTCTATATTAAATCCGCTCTTTTAATTTTATAGAATCAGTATCACAATAAATTACATCTTTATCTAATTTTATAACATTTTCAAGTAAATTATTTCTTGCATGAGCAGTTACCCACACACCCCAAGAAAATGATAAAAAACCTTGCTTTTTTTCTCTTTCAAGTGCATTTAATATTTCATCATTTGTTAGTGGTATTTCATTCCAGCCAGTATCATTCTCAAATATTACTAAATCTTTTATATTGTTTGTAACACTCATTCCATATAGTGAATTAAATTTTGCTTTTTCTAAAGCATATTCTACTTCTTTACCTATTACATTTTTATATTCTGTTTTCATTATGTATTTATCCAATATAAAATTAATAAATTCTTTTGGTAAATAATCATATCTTGCAAAATAACATTCTAATATTTCATATTTTCCTGTATATGTTTTTAATATAAATTTAAAATCAATATCAGTTAGTACCATTTCAATTTCTTCTGCTGATATTAAACGCCCATTGTCATATTTTGCCCCTTTAATTCTTAAACATTTATTTTGTGATATAAAATTATTAAAATATTTACATTTTATATCAATAAATTTTACTTTTACTAAATATGCAAATATATCTAAAAATTGTTCTACTTTTTTAATATTACATTTTTTAAAACTAGTCATTGGAAATTTATGTGTTACCATTACATAAGGATAAGAACTTGTAAAATCATAACTTGAAACATTTTTTATAATTTCATCTGCATAAATCCAATTTGCGTGTGTATATCCGCCCATGAAAGCATCTACTAATAAATTATAAATATGACCATCTGTATTTATTGCTTTTTTTACTTTATTTTTATATTTCCAATTATTTTTTATTTTATCTTTTAATTCTCTACGTACATGACCTGTACTAGTTAGAGGTGAATTTTTACAAGTTTCATATATTTTTAATTCTTTTTTTATATATTCATATACTACAAGACAATCATTTTCACAATATTTTAGTTCTTTTTCTGTAAGTTTTGTGTTACTATGTCTTATTTTGCTATAGTCTAATTCACCTACTAACTTTTGCACATCTAAATTATATACATCTGGAATTTTTTTAAGTGCTAAATTTGTCATATAATAAGTACATCTAAATTCTATATTAAATTCTTCTATTTCACATTTCATTACTTTATGACTTTTTCTTGCCATTACATTTTTAAATGTAAATATATTTCTTAAAAATTGAAATTCAAATGACAAATTATGAACATAAACTATTTTTTTAACATTCCAAGAATTTGTAAATGTTTCTATTCTATTCAAAAATTGTTTTAATTCTTCATAAGTTCTTCCATAATATATTTCATTATTAATTCCAAACATCCAAATATACATAGTAGCATAAAATTTACATTCTTCTTGTTCTTTTTTATGTAAACTTAAATATTCAATTGTTTTCATTTGTTTATTATTTAAAATTATATATGAAGTTGTTTCAATATCAAAAGTATATATATTATTATCATATAACTTCCTTTTACCTTTAATATCTAATTCATGACCATAATAATCAGTCCAATATTTCATACATTAACTCCTTGTATATAATCATAAAGATTTTCTAAATCTTTTCTCAATACTTCATCTAATGTTCTATCTGTGATATATACCATTATATTATCTATAAATCTTTCTTCACTCCAATTTTCCCTTACACATTCTCTTGCTAAATCCCAAAATTCTGATGGAGTTAAATATTGATAAATCCAAGTGTAATTCCTTT